AATATTCAAAAAATAGAAATAATATATAACAAGAATATAATTTATACAATAAATTCTAATAAATGATTTTATTGAACAATAGCTGTACGCAAATAAAACTAAAGAAAGATTATAAGAAAAATAATATATTATTAAAAGAATAAAAAAGAGGGGTTTGATGCCCCTCTTTTTGTTTAGTTTATCGTTTTTATCCCAAAGGCTGTATCTCCATTTGGATTAGGTACTACTACACTATTATAGAATTGGTCAAACCTATCATAAAATTGTGCAGTCTTCTCTGAATTAATCCTCGTATTCGCTTCGATTGAGGACAAGTAAGCTAACTGATTAAACATAATCTCATTTAAACTAATAGGCTGTTCTGCTGTTCCTGATATAGCACTCTCCAAGTTTGTCTGTACTCTGCTCTCTATAAGTTGTCTAATTATACTTACTTCGTTAGCCATCATAGTAGTTACGTTTAAATGGGATAACCAATATCCAGCGAGGATAGAGACAGTTTCTTCAGAAGCTCCTGATATTCCATCTTTTATTCCACCCATTGAAGATAATGTTGTCCCAAATAAATTCCCTATTGAGGTTAATAATGGTGCCATAGCGTTCATATTTTGATTTATCCTCTGACTTTCCATTAATGACAATTGAGCTAATTCATCAATTTCAGATTTAGACAGATTACCATCATTCTCCATAGCTGCAGTTATAGAATTAAAGATACTTTCTAAGTTCTTTTTTATTACTTGAGCCATAATAGTTTTAGTTACCATACCTTGTATCATTTCCCCAAATCTTTCTTTTAGAGCTGCAAAAGTATTTTTCCCTGACTTGTAAGCATCTATCCAAACATTAATCAAATCTTCTGTCAATGTCTTAATGTTACCGCCTGTCATCTCCTCGACAAGCTCTCTCTGTTTATCTATTACTGATTGCTGTAAGTCATTTATGTTAGCTGTGTATTCAGCAACCTTATCTTCATCAGGCTTAGTCTTACTATTTTCTGCAGCTAATTGTCTTTGAGCATAAGCAACTTTTGTAGTCATCTCTGCAATTTGATTATTAATCATCTTGTAGTAATCATTACCAGCTAAGTCAGATAAAGAACTTTCCATCTGCTTAATAATCCTATCACTATCCTCTAATGCCTTATTCATAGCATCTATCTCATCATTTGCAGCTTTATTAGCTAAATAAGAAAATAATTTTAAGGAAGCAACTAAAGCCATTATACCTCCTACAATCCAAAATGCAGGGCAAGCAAGCATAGCAGCATTCAAAACTAATTGTGTTCCAGTTGCAGTTCCATCTACAGCTGCTTTTACCACCATCAATGAATTAAGGATAGCTAATGCAGCTTGTCCAATTACAATAGTCTCATTTATCACTTCCATAGTTTTGGCAAACTCTTCATTCTCCTTACCACCGAATGCTTTAGATAAGCCTTGTACAACCGTTGTTACTCCTCCTGTTAAGTTTTGCATTTCAGATAAAGAATTACCTAAGTTGTCTAATTCAGCCCTAAATTCCTTATTAGCTTTGGCTCGCTGATTTGAGACATCTCTTTCCTTTTTTTCTGCATCAGTTAGCTCTTTTGTTACTACTATAAGGTTTTGAGAAGTTGATATTAGCAATTCATTAGCTGCTTCTTTTTCCTCTGGAGAAGATGTAGTACTTAATGTTACATTTTCATAGTTAGCAATATCTGCTTCTAATATATTCTTTTCTTTATTTAATCTATCTACCTCTTTTTGAATAGCTTCTTTTTCTACCTGATTAGAGGAAAACATATCTTTGAAGCTAAATTTATTAGGTTGTATAAGTTCATCTATTTGAATAACCTTATCCATCAAGGTCTTAATTTCTGAAGGCACTACTTTTCCTTCTTTTTTAAGCAATTCTATTAATTCAAGAATCTTTTCCTTTGTTTTTATCATTACCTCACGACTCATCATATCTATGTTACTAAATACTTCGGTGTACCAATCACTTTCTTTGAATTGTTGTAATGTAAGATTTGCTTGTTGCTCCGCTCCTTTAGCCTTAACTGAATTTATTAAAGCTGTTTTCTGTTCATCTGTGATAGCTTCAATGTTAATAGCTTCAATATCTTTTTGAGCTTTTCTTGTAATGTCTACCTTTTGAAGTTCAATCTCTTTGTACTTATCTAATCCACTTAAGGCGTTCTGAATAATCTCTTTAGATAAGTTTTTATACCTTTCAAGAATTTCTCCAAATGCTTTTCCCCAAATCTCATTACCCCCACCAAGTTCCTTTGATATGGCTTCATAATCAGGGAATACAGAAGCATTATCGATGTCAATAGATAATTTATTATATTTTTCTAAATCTTCAGGGAGAGTTTTATCGAAATACTGGTCTAATGAGGCTCTTAATGCCTTTTTAAGAGAGTCAATCATATCGAATCCACCTTCGCCCTCTAATCCAATAGCAAGGCTCTTAGCGAGCTTATCGTTACCAGTAGAGTCAAATATGTTCTCATATAAATCTATCCTGCCTTTTGTTTTGTCTAATTCTTTCTGTATCTGAGCCAATATATTTTCAGACAACTGAGTAGCATTTTTAACATTAACACTATTAATCTCTGTCGTTACAGATTCTATTTGATTAGTTATTTTACCCTTATCATCTCTCGATGCTTTTTTGTAAAGATTTTTAAGAGCTTCTCTCTGTGCTATTAAAAACTTACTATACTGCTCCTCTGTATATTCTGACTGAAATTCTAATGGGAGAGTAGATTTCCCATTTACATCTTTGAATAAGTCAGTAGCTTGTTTACTTGCTTTATCTTTTGAACTATATTTTAAATACTCTTCGTATCTCTTCTGAAGCTCCTTTATTAAATCAATATTATTTTTGATATTTTCAGCTTGTATTTCTAATACAGACTTACCTTTAGGCTTTTCTTTAGTCGGCTTTTCTTTATCTCCACCAAGATATGCATTTGCTTGATTCATACCTTCGAGTTCTTTTTCTAAATCGGATATATATTTTCTATCCTCTTCTCTGTTTTTGTCTAAAGTATAAACAAAACCCTTTTGGTCGAGTGCATTTTTAGCTCTTTTTAATTCTTTTTCTAATTTAGGAATTTCTTCTTTTAATAATTTTACTGATTCTTCTATACCCCAATCTAATCTTTCAGGAGTATTTTTGAAGTTAAACAATATTTTTGATTTATCAAATTGCTGGTTTAACTTTGCTATAAATTCACTTACTTGCTCTATTTTATCTTGTTCAGGTAATTTTAGTCCTATCTTCATATAAATTGTTTTCTCAAAAGTATTAACTAAAAACTTTTCTGTATCACTGCCTGTTTTTTTGATATTATCCATATGAGCTTTAAATAAAGTAACTCCTTTTTCTGTTGTTAAATTAAATTGCTTTTGAATGTTTTTAGTAAATACATCTAATTCTAATGAAGCTTTATTATATCTTATTTGCATTATATTAGCTGTCCTTTCCCCAAATATCTCTACGTTTGATTGAATTAGTTGATTTACTTTTTTTATATCATTTTCTGAAATAGCATTAGTAAACTCTTCTCTTAAATTGGAAAAAGGTTTGCCTTTGCTAATTCCTTCATTTAATTCATTCATAACATATGAATATCCATCAGTAAGACTTTTTAATAAATCATCAATATTAGTATCGTCTATAATACCTGTAAGTAATTCAGGATTAGCTGCCATACTTTTATAAGCATCTTTATATTCCGTAATAGCATTTGTAATAGCCTCATATTTTTCTAATTCACTTGTTAATCCTATTAGCCTCTCTTTTATTAATTTATTAAGAAATTCATTTTCACTAACACTTTGTACAAGAGTATTATTTATGTTCCTTAATTTTTGACTATATTCTTCGGAGTTTAAAAGTTTCTTATTTTCTTCAACATTCCCTTCTTTCAGCAAGTTATTAATTTGCTCAATATCTTTTTTAGTGTCAGGATTTATTTCATTTATGTTTTTATCTAATCTAAACAAGTTCTCATTAGCATCTACCTTTGTGGCATTTCTAAACTCTTCTGCGGCTTCTTTTGCAGCTGAGAGTTTAGAATATAACATAGCAATACCAGATATAGCGACAGTAATCCAAAGCATAGGATTAGATAATGCAGATATTGCAAAGGCTTTCATAGCAGCGGCAGCTCCAAGAAGAGATACTCTTACCTTCATCCAACCAATAGCTAATTGATTGTTTTGCATATTAAGAAGCCTCATTTTGGCAATAGCGGTGGTTGATAGTAAGTTATTTTTCTGAAAATATGCGATAGTTTGTTTGTCTAATCTGTTATAAAGAAGCAGTCTTGTAGCTAATTCTTTATTCATAGTTTTATTATGGACTAAATCACGTGCATAATCTATATCTACCTTAGTGTTCTTAGTAAAAATACCATTTGTGCTTACTCTTTCGCCATCAGATGTCTTTTCCCCCATTATCCTGCTAATACTGGTTTGGACGTACCTACTCCTTTGTTCTTGTTTAATATTTCTTTCTATTATCTTTCCTTGCTCGGTAAGAGCGTTATTATATAATATTGCTGATGCTTTGGCAATAAGGAATGCTGCCCCAACTGCTTTTATTGCATCCATATTATTAGAGCTAAATCTTATAAACTCTCTTGACGTATCAATTGTACCTTTTATAACGCCATAATTAGCTTGTCCTATCTTGTCATAAGCGACTTGTATCTCATCTGCTAAGTTTGATGCACTTCCTTTTATTGTTTGAGCTTGCTTCTTTTGCATATCAAAGAAAGCCCCACCAGCTTCAGTCATATCCCACATCACATCCTTTACCATTTCAAATGGTACTTTTCTTTCAGAAATTAACCCAAACATATCTGATGTAGTTACTAACTTGCCATTAAGTAAAGTAAATTTCTGTGCTAATCTTTCAACTAAAGGAATACCAGCTTCTGTAAACTGTCTCAACTCTTGTCCTCTCAATACAGATGCTGCCTTAACCTGCCCGTATGCTAAAATAATTCTACTCATATCAACACCAAGCCCAGCAGAAATGTCTGCAAGACGACTTGTTGTCTCTGCAATCTCATTTTTATCAATCTGGAATGCAGATAGTTGTTTCATATATGTAACAACATCTTTTACTTGGAATGGAGACTCTAACGCCTGCTGTTTAGCTACCTCAAACAATTGATTAGCTTTGTGTTGGTCTCTTATTATAGCTCCTAATGATACCCTTTGAAGTTCAAACTCTCCTGTAATATCTTTAAGATTTTGAGCTGCTCTTACTACAGCATAAACACCCATATATTGACGTGCTAATATTCCCATTTGGTGTGTAACGCTATTGTTCTTTGATGCAGCCATTGTGTTTCGCTCAAGAGCTTGAGTTACTCTACTTGTGGTATTAGTTAGCTCTGCCTTTCTTCTATTAAGGCTATTTATACGATTTTCCATAGCCTTATACTCTGCACTACCTTCCTTCGTAGCAAAATTAAGCATAGACTGCCTACGTCTTAATTCATTAATAAGAGTTCCGTGAGTATTTTCAGACTTAGAAGTCATCTGCATAAGATTAGCTTCTGGCATAGCTTTTAAAGACTTGGTTAAGTTACTTAGCTCTTTTTTTGTCTTGTCTATTTCACTTCTAACTTTAGTTACTTGGTCGTAGTCAAGCGTGACTCTATTCCCAATATTAGATAAGTCCGCAAGTGCTTGTTTGAGGCTATTAGCTTTAGCTTGGGCTTCATCAAGAGAGCGTGACGGCATACTAATTGCTTTTTCATTCTGTCTAATGTATATACCTAAAGTTTCGTTGATTTGATTACCTATACTTACTCTTTCCTTTTCTTCTATCTTTAGTTGTCTAACCTTTTCTCCCATTTGAGAGTATAATCGTTCTCCTTCTATCGTGGTAGTGTTAATTTCTTTCATACGAGCGGCAATCTCTTTTTGAGCAAGAGTATTCTCTGTACTACTATTATAAGACGACCCAATTATATCTTCATTAGATTTGAACTTGAAACTTCCATCTAATTGAGCTTGTAGTTGTTTTATTTTCTCTTTACTTCTGTCAATTTCTCCATTAAGAGACTTTACTTGTTTGGAGTCTAAGTTAAACTCAACTTTTACCATATCTAACCACTGAACATTCTCTTTAAGCATATTCATTTTAGTATTCACGTCAGTGATATTCCGTTCAGGAAGTTTCATTATGTCTTTGCCTGCGGAAACGCTATCTTTTATGGTGCTATTTATTTCTTTTTGTTTGTTCTGTTCAGCATATAATACATTTATAAGACCCTTCCTTTTTATCTCCATTTGCCCATATAAATCTACACCTTCTTGTGTGCTACGATTTATATTTTTCTGTCTCTTCTCTATTTCTCCAATTGTATTATATACAGCACTATATGATTGTTGAGGTGTAAAATTTAGCAACTCCTTATCTGTTTTGAAAGACAATCCAGTCTTGAGTTTAGCCATAGCTTCTTCTGTTTTTCTTATGGCATCATCTAATTTAGTTACTTGTTTCCTATCTATATTTATATTTACTCTTAACGCACTTAATTCAGCAAGTCTTTCTTTTAGTTCAGCTACTTTGCTTCTCACGGCATTAACATCTTGGGTAGGCATCTTCATAGTCCTATTGAGGTCCAGATAGTATTTAGAAGTGTCAGGAGTTTTGTCCTTTGCTATATTAGTATATTTGCTTAGTTTATTAAGTTCTTTTATTGCTCCTATAGCCTGACTTCTTACTCCAGAAGCACTCTCCATTACTTGCTTTAATCCTATCGTTAGCTTATTGGTGTAGTTCATCCCTTTCTCCGCATCGAAAGCAGCACCCATTTCATTAAGAGTTTTTGTAACTCCCTTAACAAGTGTTTTGAGCTTACTATCATCAACAATAACACCTATCTTTAGGTTATTATTTATGTTATTAACTTCATCTTGAAGTTCTTTCATAGCACTTTTAAGCTCTTTCTTTCCCTCGTTTCTGTTAAACTTAGGAACTATCTCTAAACCTGCACTAAAAACTGTGTTCTCTGCCATAACCAAATTATTTAAGATTATTTTTCAACTCTTTTTCTTTGCGTATCTTCTCTGCCTTTTCTTCATCAGAAAGATACCTTTCCCCTAACATTCTATTAAATTCAGCAAGTTCTTTTTCTTGTTTTTTATCTTTAATTTTTCTTTTAGTTTCTCCCTTTTTGCTATAATCCACCCTTGTCTTGTCCATCATCATAATAGTTTGTTTCACAACACTATCTATATACCAATATCTTACCCACGCCCATAAGTTATAATTCCCATATATCTCTTTTATCATTGTATTTTGTAGCCCAATATCAGTCTTGCTCCTTATTATAGTTGCATCATTGCTGTCTTGCTTTGAGATAGACTCATTATAGATATTGAGCTTTTGTAAAAAGCCTCCATCTCTTTTGGGTTGATACCTTTCTCTATAATAGAACAGAATACTTCCCCATCATATCTCCACTTAAGGTAAAACATATATGGTCTTAGAAATAAGAATACCAATATCGGATTATGTAATAAAATGTAAGCACATACTCTAACGTCAGCATTTTTATCTCTTAACTTTGTTACCTCTCCATCTTTATTTATCTTTAGCCCAACTTTTATTATCTTATCATAGACAAGCCTTTTGGGATACTTTACTTTAAAAGTATGTCCTTTTGCTTGAATTTTAGATGGTTCATCTTTGTGAATAGATATAGCCGTTGCTAATATTTTATTAATCTCTTCTTGAAAATCTGGTCCTTCTATTTTTTGTTCGTCTTCCATTTCTTTTGTTTTATTTATAAAAAAAGAGAGGTAAAGAGGACTTCCCTCAATACCTCTCAAATCTTAATTTAGTTGTTAGTTACTATTTTTCAATAAGGATAAAAGAAGCTCCTATGTAGTCAGCAGTGAAATCCACTGCACTCGAAGAAACTACTACTTGTTCAGGAGCATCAGAGAAGTCCATCTTCATTTCAATAGTCATATTGTCTGTACTATCTCCTTTGATTAACATCTTAGAAGCCACACTTGTGTTAGGAATTAACATACCCTTGTATGCGTTAGAAGAGGCAAATTCAATAAGCACTGCTGCGTTATCAATCCAACCTGATGTAGCATCATACACTAATGTCTTATTCTCATTGATTGCTCCTGTTGTAGGTGCTGCATCTGCTGCAACGGCTCTTAGTTTAAGCACGTTTGTGCAGATAGCTGTATTTACATTATGAAGTTCTCCCTTAAGACCATAAGTCCCCTTTTTAACAGTTGTGAAAGCCACAGAGCCGTCTGTATATTTCTTAGACTCTACTGATGTATCTTCTCCTTCTTGAGAAAATGTTCCTTCTCCAAACTTACCAATGCAGTCAAATGCACCTGATGCAAGACCCGCAATAGTTGGGAAAGGAAGTTCTTCCAAGAGTTTTCCTGTTGGAAGTTTACTATGTTCCATAATCCAAATAGTTGATACTCCTTGAATAGATGAAACTACTGAATTTAAATTAGTTGCTGCCATAATATTCTAATTTTTAATTTATTAATGTTCTGTTAATTGTACATTGGATATTTAGCATCTTTACTGCATATCCCATAGACTCATCAATCTCATCGAAGATGTTATAGTCTTTAGAAATGCTGAAATAGTAATTATCCTTCACGATAGATTTATCAAGAATATCCGATAGGTTATTCATAATATATCTAAGTTCGACTTTATTTATACTCTTGTCTTGTAAGAGTTTTATGTTCACTTCAATAAGAATAATACAATTAGATATATCTCCTTTATCAATAAATCCACTATTCCCACTAATTAGTATATATTCGTGAGGAATATCACTATTAGGACGTGTCAAAGTATATATATCTTCAGCAGAGATAACACAATCATTCTCAACTAAAATATCTTTTAGCTTATCGCAAATAACTGATATGTCTTTTTCTTTTAGTCTCATTAGTATTATTTTTTATCTCGTTTAAATCCGCCACTTCTTCCGCTAAATCTATTTGCTGAAGCGATACGTTCGTCTCTAAGTGCAACAGAAAAAGTGTTATACATATATTCAGAATACTTATCAAACCAGCCAACTCCTCGTTTAGGTTGTCCATCTTGCCTTTGTTCTCCTAATCCATAGTTTACCCAAGAAGAATGAGTAGCCGCTGAGAATAGATACAATGATATGGTAGGAATGTCTTCATCTTTAAAATAAAGCATCTTAGTATTTTTAGGTAAGGAAGAAAATTTTCCTATAATAAAATCAGTATTTGAGTCTTTTGCTCTTGATTTTTTCTGAAAACCTGCAAATCTTCCATTTTTTTTGTATATGATAGTATCATTGTAAGCGAGTGCATAACCTGTTAAAGAAAGTAAATTTCCAGTCTGATTATGAAACATACTTAAGTCTTTACCTTGTGTGCTACTAAAGAAAGATGTAAAGCTATAATCAAGTTCTTGTTTAATATAGAAGAGTGATTTTACTACCCTCTCTTTATTATATCCAGCTACCACTTCGTTTATCTGATTAGATAACGTTCTCTCTCCATCTGGATTAAGAAACATTCCTTTTGGTAGTATAACTTTTAATTCATCTAATGTCTTTATTGTAGCCATATCAATATGTTGTTTCGTTTAAGTTTATTTTGATGCCTTTTGCTTTTCCGAAATTTATATATTGAAAGTTTAAGATAGTAGCCTTGATAATTCTGCCTATACTTAATGTAATATCTATGCTTTGGTTTAATTCCAAATCTAAGAGACCATCATAAGGTATATACAGACGTGGACCTTGTGCCATTGTAACGCCATTGACAATATTAGATGTACTCGCTTGATAATCACACGCTCCATTATAGATGGAAGAATATGATGTTTTTCCTGTAATACTATCTACTACTTCTTTGCCTTTAATTACACAACTATCTTGATAAGGTAACATACTCTAATTACTTATTGAGTGAAATTCACAAATTTGTTCATCTGACTCTATGCCCCATTTCTTTCTAAGTTCAGCAGCTTTATTTCTATGATAAATTCTATCGGCATTAGTCATAGAGTAGCCACGTTCAGAAAAGGACATTGTGTCTCTTTTTTCAGTTCTACCGCTACCATTGCTTTTGCTGGCGAATATTTCGTGTAAGTCAGCCAATGCTAAATCACGCTCTTTTTCGCCAACAGCAGCAAAGTCAGCAGCACTATCAATGCTATGCTTAGCAAATATGTATTTAAGGTTAGCTTCTCCGAAAGAGTCTTCTTCAAAGTTTCCTAATAAATATTCTTTTATATTGAGTTGCACTGCCATAATGGTAAATTATTAGTTGTTAAATTCCTAATCCTGTTGTGGCGGACTTATTGGTGTTAAGTATAACCACATTCTTAGGGTTCTTAGCTACTGGCATAACCATTGCTTCAAATCCTATCTTCTCCATAATAGGGTCTGATTGGAAATTCTTTTGAATTACAATCATATTTTCCTCTATAGCAGTTGTGATAGTTGAAGGGTTGTTGTCATAGAAGTTAAGAGGAACAGAGTTGTATAAATCATAGAAAGAAGTAGAGCCTCTTAATACAATATTAGAAGAAGCGAAAGCTTCAGAACTTGCAGTAGGTTTTCCGTCAATCTCTATCATAGAAATATCATCTACAATAAGAACAGGAAGTAATCCCATTGTTGTTCTAACTTTTTCCCAAACTAAGTCTGAATTGATACCACTTACAGGAGCATCAGAGCTATATCCTGCAAATACTCTATATTGAGCCAATGTTAATGGATGAGAAACAAGTCTATTAAACTTTTCTTCTGTCATCTCAAAGTGAGTAGGAGAGAAGCGTTGCTTTTTAGCAACAGCCATCATTCTTTTTAGGTCGTCAATAACAGGATAGTCATCATCATCCCAGTCTTTTGTTGCGTGTTTACAACAAAGCTTGTTAGATGCAGGGATTTTTAGGTCATATTCGTAAGGGATACCATCTGGGTTATTGTCAGAGTCGAAGATAATCTTTCCTGTTGATATTCCTTGAAGGGTCATATCATTAATTCTACTATGGATACCAACTACTTGAGCAGTAGATTTCTCCAATACTTTTCTTAGGTAGAAAGAAGAGATGTCGTTTCCTGCATAACCCATCTTGATAATATTACTAATATCAATAGCATCCATCGTGAATGCGTGTCCAATTCTTACTATGTTACCAAAGAGTTCTTTGCCTCCTGAAACACTTCTTACAGGTAGAGATGAGTTGGCAGAAACTACAGATGCTTTTACAGCAACTTCTTTTTCTTCTAATGTCCTTCTCCATACATCTACGATTTGAGGTTGTAGTTTGTCGCAATAACTTTTCCAAAGAGGAGCGTTATATTTTTCATTAGCTGTTTCTACGATAGCACCTAATGTTTTTGAGTTGTTAATTGTATTAAACAATTGAAACAATGAAAGTTCTTTTGTCATAATTTACTCCTTTCTTATTATTTAGATTGTGAAAATCTAAAGTTGCAGTCACTCTCCCTCAAACTTACTTTTACTGCATTGGGGATTGCAGGTATTCTTCGTTCATAGACTACTCCATTCAAAAGATTAAAGCACGCTTCTGCTGAAATACCAGTTGAGTAAGGGTCCTTAACAATATCATAAGGGGTTATGCAGTTTGGCACTACTGCTGGGACGGCTGCTGTTGCAGATTCTATATCGGCAAGCACAAGGAAATCTCCTTTAGCTGCGATAATTTCATCATTCACGGTCAATACATCCTTAGTAGTATTAGTAGTTCTATCAATAGCGGTTATAGTTACTCCAAGACCAGCCGTAGCTAAGTCAGCACCTAATACCATTATAATATCTCCTACTTTAAAAGGATTTCTACCATACTCAGCATCAAGTTCTTTCTCGATGTCAATAGTTAGGCTTCCTGTTGTTTGGTCTGTTGCAGTAAAGACTTTGGCTGATTTGAAAATCTTAGCCGTTCTTGTTAGTTCATCTACCTGCATAGGTGTTCCTGCTGGGATGTATCCATCTCTTATATCAGGAACGTCAGTCAAGGCTACTTTGAAACCTGAAGGAAGAGTTACTATACCTACATTACTGAAGATACTTCTTGCTCCGCCAATGGCTCTTTCTCCTGACACATTATTATTATACGCTGTATCCATAATAAATAAATTTTTAAATTATTATCTAAACTTTTTTTCAAATTCTTTAGCTTTGTCTCTATCCTTCTCTCCTTTCAAGCTTTCTTCTTTTAAGAAATCCTTTAATTCAGTAGGGACATCGTCTTTGGGAGTCGTATCTCCTTTTTTGATTGGGACCCCTAAGACTGTAGAGTTTTCTGAACAAAGAGTATTGAACTTATCGCTGGCATCATTAGCACTAAAATCAAAATTCTTTGCTGTAATAGCAATTACCCCATCGGAATACTTGCCTTTTGCTTCACTAAGAATTGTCTGTTTATTTTCTTTTACTTTATTCTCTTTTCTCAATTCTTCATTATCATTTTTTAATGAAGTTACTTGTTCAGCAATAGGTGTGATTAATTTGGCTATTGCTTGTTCTATTGCACTAAGACTATCATCTTTAATCTCTTTGATTCCCTTCACTTCATCTTTTTTTTCTCGTAGCTTTGAGAGTTCCAAATCTTTCTGTGCAATGTCTTGTAGATACTTAGTTCTTCCTTTCTGTATTAACTTGGAGGGTATCACAAAGTCCTTTACTCTTTTCTTTATAAAGCCTTCTTTGTCATCCGTTTCACTTAATGAATTGACATCTTGCTCTATGATTGTTTCAAATTCTCTTCTCTCCACTTCGTTTAATCCGAATTGTGAGAGTTCTTCATTCACGCTTTCTGTGATAATTTGTTTGATTTCCATACTTTACATTTTTTAATTAAATTATGTCGAGGCAAAAATACATAAAAAAATCTCATATATGATATATTTTTATTACTTTTGTCAAAATATTTTTAATTATAAGTATGTTTATATCACGAAAAGACTTTAATATATTGCGTAAACAAAAGAACGTGAGGACTTTACACAAAGGCTCACAAACTTTAGCATATTTGTGTAAAAGTGATATTATTATTTATACAGGCGAAAGAGGTATAGGAAAATCGACAATGTTGCTAAATAAGCTTATGCCATTTATCGATGTACCTAATTATAACGCTCTTATATTACGTAGGGAATATGGAGATATGGAAAAGGCGGGTGGTATAGTGGATGCTTCGATGAAAGTTTATTCACAATTTGGGAGATACTTATCATCAAGTAAAATGTGGTCGTTTCCAAATAATGGCAAGATAGGTTTTAATAACTACTCTAATCCTCTTAATGAATTTAGAGAGAACATACAAGGAAAAGAAAATGTTCACGTAGGCGTAGATGAAATCACACATATGCCAGAAGGTCACTTCAATGAAATATTCTCTAACCTTCGTAATACTATAGGTATAAAGCCACAAATTGTTGGTACTTGTAATCCAGACCCTAATTCTTGGATTAAGACTCTTATAGCTCGATACATAGATATAAATTCAGGATTTCATTTACCTGCCTTAAATGGTAGAGAGATATATTTCTTTCAGTATGGAAATACAATAAAAGATACTATATGGGGACTAACAAGGCAAGAGGTATATGATAATGCAAAACAATACATAGACCCTTATTGGGATAAGAGTATGGATAAGTATGGCTCTGTACTGGATTTAGTTTTAAGCATAACCGTATTTGATGCTAAGACATCAGAGAATGAAACACTGATGAGTAGCGGTGGTGTATCTTACAAAGGTAGGCTATTGAAAGGCTCATTAGAAATGAAACACAGATACGCTGTTAATTGCTGGAATATAGTTGATAGTGACGAGGGACTTGTATCAGAGAGAGATATGCAGAACTTTTTCTACAATAGTGAGAAAAGGACAGGGGAGAGATTTGCTTCTATGGATGTCGGAGGAGAAGGGCAAGACAAGACGGTAATGTTTATATGGGATGGTTTCCATATAGAGAATATATATATGACAAAGAGTAATAAGTCTACAGAGCTTATAGCTTGGGTAAATAGAATACTCACACAAGAAAGAATAGACGTAAGAAACTTCGTATATGATGCAGGAGGATTAGGATGGGGATTATCAGGAAGGTTTGAGGGTTCATTAGAATTTAAGTCGCAAGCTAAGCAAACAGAGATTAGAGATTATAACTATAACCTAATAAAAATATATGCAAACTTCAAGAGTCAGACTATAGGTGCATTCTTACGATACCTCAAAGGAGCTGAAAATACTGGAGATTGTGAAATAAGCATAGATGTAAAATTACTCAATAGAGACTTCTACGGAGAAACGCTTGCTCAACATTTACAAAAAGAGAGCAGGGCTGTTAGATGGAATAATCAAAAAGATGGAGTACTACAAAGTATTAATAGAGAAGAAGTCAGAAAAATAATCGGACATAGTGCCGACATAATTTATGCCCTTATATATCGATTTGCATTTAATGTAGGAGATATGTCCGCTTTTGTTCCTTTTGAGGAGAGTGATTTTAATAGAATAGCATCATTTTTAACACTATAATATATGGAAGAAATAAATAAAAATAAATCAGAGCTTCAAAATATGAGTTTTGACAGAAGCTGGGACCTACCTGCTCCAAATAACAAAATTATAACAGTAACTCAAAAGGATTTTATAAATCAGTACTATCCTTCAGGTCATAAGATTTTTGATAAAGATTACTTTCCTGATAAAACTATTGAAGTAGAACTTCCTAAGGAGAGAGGCAAGCCTGTTCAGACCCAAATTAAGATTATAGAGGTAAAGAGGGTTGCATTAGCCATACAGAGTATGACTATTGATGTTATAGTACCACATTTATTAGGTAATGATATTGTCCATAAACAGATAGTATTTAATGGAGATGATAAGAATGAAGAATATATAACTGGGTATAAGAATGTATGGAGTTATAAAAATATGCACTACAAACTATATGAGTTTGTAGAACATTGTCTTATCTGTGGAGAGGCTGCTATTTATATTTATTTCGATAAAAATAAGAAGCTCAAGTCAAAGACATTATCATATCTTAATGGAGACTTATTATGTCCAAAGTATGATACATATGGTAACTTAGAAATACTTTATCGTAAGTATAAGACAACAGATGAGAATGGAGATGAGGTTTCTCGTATTGATGAGATAACAGACTCATCAGTAACTACATACAAAGAAAATGGAGATTATGTAGAAACATTTGCTCATCCATTCCCTTATATCCCTGTTAAGTTCCATAGACGTAGAGATGGAGCTTATTGGACAAAAGTACAAAATAATATTGATAGCTTAGAGTGGAATATGTCAGCATTATCAGAAGATAACAAGACAAAAACCAAAGGCAAGTATCATATAAAGGTATCTAATCCAAGTCAAGTACAGAGTAGGTCTATTGGTGGGAGTGACGTAATAGTAACAGATGTTCAGGGAGATTTTAAGTTCCTTCAACCTGCGGACCTATCAGAAGCATTTAAGTATGAGTATGAGACACTGAAAGAAAATATCTTTGATGCTCTTGGCATAGTCTTTCTTAAGATGAAAGCAAGTGGAGATATGCCGACAGGTTCTATGAAGCTATTATTCTATCCAAGTGAACGTGTCTGCAAGCAACTAACGAAGGAGTTTTCTGAAAGTATTCAGGAGATAAGTGATATATTCAAGAAGGGAGTTGCTATGGAGTATCCTACACTTAAGATAAATGATGACAAGTTTATTATCCAATCAAATATCCAAGTGTTTGTTCCAAGTGACGATATAGCTACATTGTCTGCATCTGCTGATGCGTTTAGTAAAGGAGCTTTGACTTTTGAGTCTATGGTAAGAGGTAACCCTAAGTATTTAGATACTACCGATATATTATTGAAACAGAAAGAAAACGAGGAGAAAGCAAGACTACAAACAGCTATAAAAACAGATGGACAAGAGACAAAAGAAGAAGAAGTTGTAGATAAAAAAGAAGATGAAACAAATAAAGTAATCAAACCTAAAACTACAAAATAATGGCTAAAGATGCGTTTACAGAGATAGATGAGATAGCCTGCACATACTTTTTAGTTAAGCAAAATCAGACAGAGGCTTATAAGCTTTTTAGAAGGATAAGCAATATGCCAGAAGTTAGCATAACTACTATAAGAGGTCAAGCTTCTTTGTATTTTAAACAAGATAAGATACAGAGGTACATAAAGTATGAAGAAGAAAAGCTATCTAAGAGATATGGTAATGGAGAAATGCCTTCTGAATCAAGCAATAGAGAAAGAAATGGATACTCTAATACTAACTACTCTGAATTTACTGATGAAGAAATAAGAGAGATAGCATTACAGACACTTTTTGATGTTAAAGATAGCGTTGATAGCTCTTCATCCGATAAGATTACAGCCGTTAAGAATATTACCGATATAATGAATGCTAAGAAAAATGATAAGCCTTTAAGCGAGACGGAGAAGCTTATACATTATATCTTACCTGCCGAAATATGCGAAGGATGTAGTAGGAAAGAAGAAATATATGAGGAGCACGGCTATCCAGCAACAGAAGAAGAGATAAAAGAAGCCTTTTATTCTAATAAAATTACTAAAGATGTAGAAAATGATAAAGTTTAGAGGTAAAAATAAGTATAATAACATCAAAGTTGGTGGTTATGACTCTAAAAAAGAGAAAAAACGTGCTGGAATATTATCTTTGATGGAGAAGCAAGGGCTTATATCCGATTTAAGAGAGCAAGTGCCTTTTGAACTAATACCTTCTCAATATGGAGATTTTAATGGGAAGAGAAAATGTATTGAGCGTGGATGTAAGTATCTTGCAGACTTTGTTTATACAGA